AGCTAACACCCATTGTTCAGGTGTTCTTGGTGCAAGTGTTCCATCAGATAAAGCATTAAGGTAAGCATCATAACTAAATTCATTATCAACATCTGTTGGAGTTAGATAAAAAGCAGTAGTATTAAAATCTTCATACAAGTCTTTATTTTCTCTAGCCCAATCTGCACTAAATACAGTAGCTGGTCTTGCTACTACTGATCTGGATTTAGAAGTTAACATAGCTGTTGGATCAAGTCCAAACTCTTGTATAAATCTTTGTGTTGCTTCATAGTCATCACCTTGTGCAGCAGACTTGTAATCTCTGTATGTATCTGCAAGTGCTTCTACAAAGAAAGCATTACCTGACTTGTCTGTTACTGACCATATAGGAGAAGCTGCACCAGCTGGACCTATAAGTTGTGATGCACCTCTAATCATAAATATTCTTTGTGCATAATCTGTAGCTAGTTGCAAACCTTCATCTGCACCTTCAGGTGTTGAATCATCAATAGCACCAGCATAAATTAATGCTTTGTAAGTATCAATAACAGTATTGTTAAACATTCTGTTTAAATCTGCACTACCTGTTCCACCTTGTTTATATGCTTGATAAAATTTCTTCAACCAAGCAGGAAAAGGTACAGCATTGTTTAAGAAACCACTAGGAGGTGTGAAGTCACCAAATATTAATTTATTGTATTTACCTTCTGCTGGAAATTGTTTTCTTAAATAACTAGCAGGTACTCTTATAATTGGACCTACACCAGGCATAATATCTGCTACTAAGTTAAGGGATGATACATACACAGGAAACTCTGCCTCTACTCCTGTTCCTTCAAATTCTGGAAACATCCATTTTTGTACTAAACCTGTACCAGGATAACCAAAAACTTCTTCTCCATTAACAGGATTAGTGTAGAAGAATCCTCTTTGTCCTGAAGGATCAGCTAATGGGTTTGGTTCACTACCACTTTGTACTAGCTTGTTAAGGTTTACTAAGTTCTTACCACCAGCTTTATTTGTAATATCTGACCAAGTTTTAAAGATTTCAAGGTAAGCCTCTAAGAATGGGAAAGCAAATCTTAGTGAATCTCCTACAACAGTTCTCTCTGATATATCATAAAGAAGTTTTTTAGTTTGTGTCAAAGCATCTGATGCAATCATTTTGTCATAAAGTTTTACATCTGTAATAGCTTCAGCAGGACCAGAGAACTTAGCATTATTTATCTTTTTAAGATACCCTGCAAGTTTTGGATCGTACTTTGTAAACTCCCTAAGAGCAGTATTGGCAATTCCTACCATTTCATCTCTTGCATCTTTACCTAAAAACTCTATTGTTTCTGATACTCGTTTCCAATATAATCTTCTAAAAGCTGGTGAACGAGAAAGTTTATTAGTTGGAAGTGTCATCAAAGTTGTAAACATACTGTTGATAGTTTTGTCATATGCTTTTTCTAATTGAAAAGTAGGATCTACATAACCTCTAACTAATTCAGGCATATCCTCTATGTAAGTACCAAAAAATCCATTTACAATATCATCTTGTGCTTCTTTAAATAAAGGAGCTATGACTGCTAAATCTTCTTCTGTAATTTTTCCACTTATATAATCATCAGCTAATTGTTCAAATTCTTTATCTCCCATTTTCTTTTTAACTTTATCTGCTTTTGCTTTAGATCTGGCAATAGCAGCTGCATCAAGAAATCCCATTTTCTTTCCATTAGATGTTGTAAATTTACCACCATTAGCAATCATATTAAGTAAATCTTTGTTAGCGATATCTTGTACCCAGTTCAATGCACTAGATGCTTCATCTGCAATAACTCTGCCACCGAGTGTTTGATTTAAAGCTGCTCGTAAATAATACACATACTCTAAAGCGACTTCATCATCTCGTAAAGCATTATTAAAAGGATGTGATTCTTGTCCTACTACTTTTTCTAATCGTTCTTTTAAATCTTTGTTTTTTAATCTATCTGCAAGTTTTCTAAACTCTTGTTCTTTTTGTAGAGGTGTTAGGTCACTAGCATCTATCTTAGCTAACAACACAGCAACATCATCATTAATGATTTGATAAATAGTACGAACTGCTGCTTGTTTATATTCAGGAGCTGTCTTATCAAACTTGCCCCAACGACCAGGATTTACGGCTTTCCTTCTTAATGTTCTAACGTTGTTTATACCAGTCTGTGAGTTTAGGTAAGCTAAATCAGAAGCCCAATCTCCACCTGCTGCTTCTCCAGGTGTTAATGGATCAACACCTTTTCTTAGTTTTCCACCTTCTTCAGCACCTACACTTCTTCCAAATACTCTAGCTATAACTTGTATTGGTGCTAGAGGTGCAGAAACTAATCCTCTTGATATAAGTCGTAGTTGTTCTTCACCTACAACTTTTACAGTCCAAGCAGGTTTTAACAAAGCTAAAGGTTTAAAGACACTAGAGTTATACCAATCTAAAAACTGTATAAAAGATTCTGACTTATCTCCACCAATAGTATCAACAAGTTTTGTCATATTACCTCTTAGGTTTTTGTTCATTTGATTAGATGCTTTTATAACATCATTTAATTCTGGTAAGTAAACAGTGTTATTAAGTTGCGTAGAAAATAAAGCTCTACCTATTGTTTGATTAGTTACATCATCAACACCTGCACCTTTTAGAATTTCTGTCAAAGGAAAGTTTTTACCATTCATATCCATTCCGTATAGACCTTTGTTCATATCTGATGCAATCTTTGCATCATCAGAAAACTCTCTAGTTATTTTTGTTGCTGCTTTTGCAACAGATTCTTTGACACCTGAATCAATTAAAACTTTTCTAAAATCACCCTCTAGCCAATCAGATACAACTTTATTTAAACTAGCTCCTATGTCGCCACCTTTTCCATAGGCATCAATAGCATTGTTTAACAGTTTGTTAGCTAAATCAGTACCTTCTTCAGATTGTTTTAGAAATGCTTTAGATTGTAAAGTAAATCTATATAAATTTTGTAAAGCATCGGCAGGGTCATTAGCATCTACTAACCTACCAAATGCAGGAGCAAAATATAATTTCATAGCTTTTTGCAAACCATTACCTCTTATAACTTCTGGTACATACATATTCGTTGCTTCTATAAGCCTTGCTGATCCTAACCCTTCTGCTTTATCCATACCTTCTCTTACAACTTTGCTAGACAAAAACTCATCCATTATTCCTTCTGCTTGTTTGTCATATTTTGTTATACCTGATTCTGATTTAAGTTTTTTTAAATCAGAAAACAGTGTTGCATCTGTAATAGATTGTTTAGTTCTAGTCATAAATTCAAATGGATTATCAGCATTTTCCCAAAGTAATTGTTTGAACTCTTTACCTTTACCACCAGCAAGGTATTGCTGTAGGGTAGGTCCGTGAAACGTACTTCTTATACCTTTTGTAATAACACCTGCATCATTAAGTCTTTCTGCAACTTGAAATAATTTTTTTGCATCTTTTATTTTACCAACACCTGCTGTTGCCCAGTTTTCAGGAGATAATAATTGAAAACCAAAGTCTAATGCTCCAGATCCAAACTGTGCTTGTTTAGTACCTGGTTCATACAAATCATATAACCCAAGTTCTTGAAATACTTTTCTACCTGGAGATACAGATGGATTAAGTCCTGCATTTTTAAACTCTTGTCCAAGCTCACCTTGAAACTGTACAATATTTTCTGCTGTTTCTCTTGATTCTATATCTATCTGTGTTCCTAATACATTTTCTAAAACATACTCTCTTGCTTGTATTGGGTCGTAACCAGCAGAAACTAATCTTTTATATTCTTTTGTGTCTGATGGATCAGTAGAAAGTTTCAACCAACCTCTACCTAAATCAAATTGTTCTCCAGATCGTATAGCTTCTAACATCTTAGGAGTTCTTAGTGTTCCCTTGACTGCTTGTTTATAAGCATCTCCAAAAGCCATATCAGGGTTTTGGTCTTGTAACTCATTAGCTCTTGCTAAAGCAGGAAATATAGCTTCGTAAATATCTACAAATCCAGTAACTGCTGTTCTTGTAACAGGTTTGACAATGTTATCTATTGGACTAGAAGCTACTTGAAAAAACCTATTGTTCTTTATTTGATTAGCTAAAGGATTTTCAGAAGTAAATCTTTTTATTTTATTAAAAGCATTTTCTTTTTGTACTGCTGCTTTCTTTGCAATCTCTTCTAACCTATTGTCATCAAATCCTAAACCTAATTGTGCTGCTGCTGCAATAACACTAGGTGGTAGGTTAGGATAACTGTTAGCAATCTTTGCTGCTCGTTCAGCTTCCTCTTGTGAAACTACAGGTGAAATTTCTGCTTTTGTTTTGAAAGTTTCTTGAAATTGATCATCAAAGATGTCATCATCATATCCAAAGTTTTTAATTACCATCAGTCAAAATCCACCAACTGTAATAAGGCTGTATCTCCAGTAAGAGCATACATTTGATATAACAAATCACTTACACCTTGTTGTTGAGGGATTGCTGGTCCTACTCCTGGTCCAATGTCTAATCCTGCTGTTACAGGTTCTGTTGGTCTTTGTGTTGATCCAAACACATCCATATTAGGCATTTGCCTTCTAGCTTGTGGTTGTGGCGTTCCTTCTTTTGGTAAAGGTGCAGCTTGTTGTTGTTCAGTTAATTCTTTTTGTTCACCATACTCTACACCAGGTATTCTACGAACAGCTTGTGTATTGTCTGTATAGTTCCTACCTGCTGGAGGAACATTAGCATTTCTATTTGTTATTCCTTTGTTACTCGGTGATCTCGCCATCTTCATCCTCCTCTTCTTCAAAAAACTGAAACGCTGAACTTATAACCATATAGCCAAATGGAAATACTAAAGGAGGTAGTTGGTCAATGTACATCTTGCCTCTTGGCTTAAATACATCTTCTTCTAAAATTATGTCATCACCTAACTCATCAACATCAATTAGACAAAAATCTACTATATCTTCAAACTTTTTATTTATAGACATTATCCTCCTATTCCACCAAGTAGTTGAGCTATGCCTGGTGGAGGACCTTGTGGTGGCAAGGCACCTCCTCCAAGCAATTCTTGTTCAGGTTGTGGTATCTCTGGCTCTTCTGCTGTAAAGAACTTATCTAAGATATTTTGCATATCATCTGGATTCTTTCTTATCTGCACAACAGCCATAGTTGCTTTAGGGTCACCACTTTGTGCTTGTGCTAACAATGTATCAAACAATACACTGTCTGCTTTTTCTTTTGTAATTCTATCGTTTACCCTAACAAGGTTATCTAAACCATCTAGGTTTTCTTGTAGTGTCTGTCTATCTATGATTCCTGCTTGAAGTAGTTGCAGCCCTGTCACTATCTTCTGTGGTTCATCATAACCAGCCATAGCTCCATACACTCTTCGTGTCTTGTAAGAACTAATGTCTTTTGCTGGATCGTATGTTTCTGAATAGAAAGTATTGTCCATATAACCAGACAGTGATTTAGACTTACCACCATACATCTTTGCATCCCACTCTAATCTCTTAGAGTCAATCATCTCTATAGCATCAGACATTACTGTATGATACTCTCTAATCATAAGTGACATAGATGCACCGAGTTCTTCAAGTCCTCTACCAGTAGCAAATGCTAGTGGTGACTGTGAATCATCAGTTGTAGGATAAGAACCACCAACACGAAGTTGTCGTTCTATTCTATCTATCTGTTGGAAAATCTGATAAGGAACATTAGAAGCAGGTTTACTTACTTGTGTACCTGGAGCTAAATAGTTAACAGCAAATCTACCTTTACGATATTGTCCTGATTCTATTTCTCCTG